GGTACAGGCTTAACTCTTACAGGTACAGAGTTTGCTGCAGACGGTGCAAACATAACAAACGTAGATGCTGTTACACTTGACGGTATAGACAGTTCACAGTTTCTACGTAGTGATGTAGCAGATACTAAGACTGCAGGTAACCTAAACTTTAGTGATAACGTTAAGGCTATATTCGGAGATGGGTCTGACCTACAGATTTACCATGATGGCAGCAATAGTTACGTGTCAGATAGTGGCACAGGTGCTTTACATCTGAGGTCTGCAAGTGGCGGCGTAAAAGTTGTAGATAGTACTAATGCTGTAAAATTTACAGTTGCTGTTGGAACGGGTGATGTTTCCGTCACAGGCTTGGTAGATGGGCGTGATATTGCGGCAGATGGCACTAAGCTAGACGGCATTGAAATAGGTGCTACTGCTGATCAAACTAAGGCAGACATTGATGCACTAAATATTGATGCAGACACAGTAGACAGCCTACACGCAAGCAGCTTTTTGCGTAGTGATGCTGATGATACAACAAGTGGAGTAATTACTTTTACGGACACTGGAACATCACCAAAATTGTTCCTTTCAGGAAATGGCGGAGCATCTAGTTACAACTATATCATAAAAGGTTCAAATGACGTTGGCACTGGAGCCGTTCACTTTATTAACGGATCAACTAGAACGACTGACGGTGGAGCAAGCACATATACGATCAGAAACGATATTGGCCCTATAAGATTAGGCAGAACATCACAATCAACTCTGATTGAGGGCAGTGGTGATTTAACCTACAACAGCAACGAGGTATGGCACTCAGGCAATGATGGCTCTGGCAGTGGCCTAGATGCCGATACTGTTGATGGCATTCAGGCAAGCAGCTTCTTGCGTAGTGATGCTAATGATACAGCGTCTGGAGATATTACGTTTAACGGATTTGTCACTTTTGACAACGATGCCAGCCCAGCCGTCAAGATCATATCCGATGATTTTGCAGAAGGTTTGGAGATACACCGCAACCATGCATCTAATGCGGCAGCTATCAAGTTTTCAAACACAAGTGGGCAGCAAGGTATTTTATATTCAAACTCGTCTGGCGAGATAGTTTGGCGTCCTCTTGCAACAACCAATGCTTATGCAATCTGGCACTCAGGCAACGATGGCTCTGGCTCTGGTTTAGATGCTGATTTGTTGGATGGGCAACAAGGTAGTTATTACCTAAACACAAGCACCACATTCGGCGGCGATGTAAGTGGCACTTACGATGCGATTGTCGTTGCGAATGACAGCCACAACCACCAGTTTAATAACCTTACAAATAAAACATCTGGCACAGGAGAGTATTCTACAAGCAGCAACTTAACGTCTGGCAGAGGCAGCGGTGGTGTTTCCCTTACAATTAATGACGGCGGTGGGAATGCAAATGTTACGTTTAACCATAAAGGCAGAACGCCAGAGCAAAACGGTCAAGCCGCACGAATTGAGGTAAACACCGACAACACTGTTTCAGGCAACGCTCATATGTATTTTGAGCTAGGTGGCGCAACGAGTGGCGTGGCAAGCGATCTTCCAGTAATATTTGAACTTGGTGAAGATGATGTGATTGCAAGAAAGCCTCTTGAAGTTGTTGGTGACATAACAGTTTCAGGCACAGTTGATGGTGTAGATATTGCAGGTTCTATTAACCAAGCTGTAACTACGACATCTAGTCCTACATTTGCAGATGTAACAGCAACATCTTTTAGTGGAGATGGTTCAAACTTAACAAATGTAGCAGCATCAACAGTTTTAGTTAACGAAAGCACAGACGATAGTGCCAATTATAATGTCTTGTTTTCTACTACAACAGGTGCCGCAGGTGTTCAAATGGCACCTGTAACAGATGATGGTGGATTAACATTTAACCCTGGTACTAATCGTTTAGGTGTAGAAAATATTTATCTTGGCAATGCATTAGTTCATACCAGTGACACTGACACTTATTTTCAATTTCATAACACTTCTAACCAAGCACGAATTGTTTGCGGCGGTGCAGAAGTTATGGAGTGGGGCAATAACTATGCCAAGATGAATGATAACGATAGTTTATACTTTGGGTCTGGATCAGATTTCCGTTTGTATCACAATGGTACAAATAACTTTATAAAAAACCAAAATCACGCAGCAGGTGACATCTACATCCAAGGTGAGGACACGTCTGGTGTCAATCACAATATAGCTGCTTTTTATTCATCTAATGCTGCCCCCTATGCAGGGTTGTATTATGATGGCACAGAAGTCTTTAAGACTATTAGTGGCGGTGTTCAAGTAACTGGTCAGGCTACAATGACGGGTGGCGCAGATGTTACAAACAATCAATATATTGGATGGGGTGGTGGAAGTGGAAGACCTGCGATTGGTGGTGACAAGACAACAGGAACACTGATTTTCTATGCAGGTGGTACTAACACGATGAACATGACTTCATCGGGTTTAACCATAAACAATGGCTTTTTTTCTGAAGCAGCAGTAGCAGAGGACTATGATGCATTATCTGGAACTACTCCAACTTGTAACGTATCTCAAGGTGGTGCATTTAGCTTGACAATGACAGGCAATACTACTTTTACATTTAGTGGTGCAACTAGCGGTTATGGTCAAGGATTTGTACTACAACTAACAGGCAACGGTAGTACAGTTACATGGCCTACAAGTGTAGATTGGGCGGGTGGTACAGCCCCAGATGCACCTGCAAGTGGTGAAACTGACATTTACGTTTTTTGGACACGTGACGGTGGGACAACATGGTACGGCGTACTTTCTGTTGATGCTGCTGCATAAGGAGTAACTTATGGCCTTTTCACAGAATCCTTTTTCCGTAGCAAGCTTCGGTGAAAGCTATGAACAGGCTGACTTAACTGTTACACTTTCTGGTGTACAGGGTACAACAACAGTTAACGGTGATGGTGTTGATGCACGTTCTATTGTTACTGTACCACTTATAGGTGTACAAGCTAATAATACTGTAAGCAATGTAAATGCAATAGCTAAAGCAGTAACTACAGCTAATAGTGTATCTGCTACTGCGACTATCGGTACTCCAACAGTAATTGAAGGTACTGGTGTAACAGCTACAATAAGTGGCATAGCAGCAACAGGCAGCATAGGTAGCTTAACGGTAGATGCTGAAGCTGTTGTAGCCCCTGATAGTGTAGAAGCTACGGGTACGATAGGAACTGTAACAGCTATTGCTCCTGCTGATGTAACAGCAACAGGTGTATCTGCTACAGGTTCTGTTAATACAGTAAACATTAAAGCTAAAGCTATTGTAATACCTGATAGTGTTGAAGGTACAAGTGCAGTAGGTAGCCCTATAGCAAAAGCTGAAGCTAAGACTACACTTAATGGTGTGTCAGCTACAAGTGCAGTAAACACTGTAACAGTTATAGCACCTGCTAATTTAACACTTACAAGTGTACTAGCAACGTTTACTGTAGGCGATGAAACTGTAACAGCAGTTCAGTTTGACTACGAAGCAGTAAAAGAAAACTATAGTAGGCATCGTACACAGTATATAGAAGCTCCTGCAAATAAAATAACTGCAAAATCTTCTGTAAAAGAAATGCCAAGAGCTATTTATGTAGCAACTACTAGTGAAACAAGAACGGTATATGTTGCTGCAGGAGAATCTAGGACAGTATATATTTCACCCGACAATAAAGATAGACGTGCAAAAGCAGCTTAAAGGAAAATACAATGTCATTAAAATGGCCTAACAAAGACCCTGATGAAACACTTGACTACAGTATAGATTGGTCACGTTTTCTTGGTGATGCAACTATAGTATCTGCAACTTGGTTTGTTGATGCTGCAGATGGCACTAAAACAGAATTGTCAGATAGTGGTCCATTAGTAAACGGAATACAATTAGTATCTTCTTCTATTAATGATACAAATACTGTAGCTACGGCAAATATTGGTTCTGGAACAGATAATGTAAGATATAAATTTACTTGCCAGATTACAGACTCAAATGGCTTAGTCGTTGAACGTACTGTATTCTTGCGTGTGAGGGAAAAATAATGGCATACAATTTTCTTGGTCTTGTTAACGAGGTAAACCGTAGACTTAATGAAGTAGAATTAACAAGTGATGATTTTGCTACGGCTACAGGCTACTACAACACAGCTAAAGACGCAGTTAACTCTGCTATACGACATATTAATCATGAAGAGTTTGGTTGGCCTTGGAACCATGTAGAAGAAGAAGATGTACTTACTGCAGGTGTAACTCGTTATGGTTATCCCTACGATGCTAAAACGATTGACATGAATAGTTTTAGAATTAAACGTAATAGTACCTTAAATATCTCAACTACAAAATTACAGAGCATGACATATCAAGAATATCTTGACAAGTATTCTGACTATGAGTACAATGATAGTACAGGTATGCGTGGAAAGCCAAGATATGTAGCAAGAACACCTAGTCAAGAATTTATAATATTTCCTACACCTGATAAAGCATATGAATTAGTATATGAATACTATCGTAACCCTGTAGAGTTAGAATTACATGACGATGTACCTACAGTACCTCAAGAGTTTAAACACGTAATTACTGATGGTGCTATGTACTATGCATATCAATTTAGGGGTGATGGACAAACAGCCCAACTATCTCAACAAAAGTTTGAGCAAGGCATAAAGTATATGCGTAGCTTGCACATTAATACATATGACTATGTACGTTCTACTGTAAAGTATAGCAATCCAAATACATTTGGTTTATTGAAAGTGTAATTAAATGACTACAGCTTGGTCCACATTTCCTGTACAGTTTACAGGTGGTTTGGTTACTAACATCAGCCCCTTGCAACAAGGTATAAATGCTGTAGGTTCTGCATTCATACTGCAAAACTTTGAACCGTCACTTGATGGTGGTTATCGTAAACTAGCAGGATACACTAAATTTGCAGAGTCGTTTGATTCTGGTGGATCACCTACTAATGACCCAGTACTAACTGGATCAGGTGTAACACAAGCTCTTGCTATCGTAGAAAACCCAGATCAAAAAAGAATTATTGCAGCACGTAGTGGTGTTTACTATATCATAGATGCAACAGATACTACACCTGCATGGTCTTCTTTAGTTACAGCTTCTGACACTACGTTTACTAGAGCAAGACACGTAAGTTATAATTTTAATAATACATTAAAACTTGTATTCGTAGACGGTGTAAACTATCCTGCATACTATAATGATAGTACACAATCTATGACCTATTTAACTAGCAGTGGTGTAGGTAATAGTTCAGTTGAAGGTGCAAGCATAGTAGAGCTATTTAAGACTACACTGTTTTTTGGTAATGGCACAGAGTTAATATTTACTTCACCTTATTCAGACACAGACTTTGATCCTGCAAACTTAGCAGGTAGTATCGGTCTTAACTCTGAAATAACAGGACTTAAAGTTTATCGTGATTCATTAATTATATTTTGTCGTGATAAAATTATGAGACTGACAGGTACAAGCCGTGCTGATTTTAATGTAAGTGCAATTACGGAAGACCTTGGTTGTTTAAGTGCAGACTCTATACAAGAAGTTGGTTCTGATATTATGTTCCTTGGTCCAGATGGACTACGTACACTAAGCTCAACAGAACGTATTGGTGACTTTGGTATTGATGTTGCATCTAAAAATATTCGTCCTACAGTAAACGAACTACAAAATTATGCAAGCAGTTTTTCTAGTACGGTTATACGAGGTAAAGCTCAGTATCGTTTGTTTGGGTACGTTGGTGCAGAAAGAGTAAAAACATCTAGGGGTGTATTAGGTACTAAGTTTATTGACCAAGGTGGTACAGGCTTTCAGTGGGCTGAAACAAAAGGATTTAAAGTATACATAGCAGATTCTCAGTATATAGATGATGAAGAGTTTGTATTATTTTCTAACAGTGATGGCTACATTTATCGCATGGAAATTGGTACATCTCGTGATGGAGAAACTATTGAGTCTGTGTATGAGTCTCCATTTATGCCAGTTACTGATCCACAAAAACGTAAAACGTTTTATAAACTAGACTTATATATTAAACCTTTTGGTGCAATAAACATTGATTGTAATATTAGGTATAATCAAAATGCAGCAGATAAAATACAACCCGCCACTATAAATATTATATCAAGTGCAGGTGGCGGCGGTTTTTATGGAAACGTAAATGCTATCTATGGAACAACGGTATACGGGTCACCTCGTACACAATCGTTTAATAAAAACATAATAGGTTCAGGAAATACTGTAGCACTACGAATACAAGACAACAGCACTAATTCAGCATTTTTGTTAGATACAGCAGTTTTTGAATTTGCTGAAAACAATAGAAAGTAAGGAAATTCTATGGGTAATGAGTATACAAAACAAGATACAAATGGTAGCATTGCTAACGGCAATGTTATTGATGCTGATGATTTAAATGCAGAGTTTAATACTCTTGACGATGCATTCAATGGTAGTTCAGGTCACACTCACGATGGTACTACAGGAGAAGGTGGGCCAGTTTCGGTTATTGGTCCTGCCCAAGATATTGTTGCTACAGATGCAGTGCTTCGTCCTAAAACAACTAATGTAATAGACCTTGGTACAACAGCACTTAGGTACAAAGACTTTTACCTTGAGGGTGATGCCGATATAGATGGTACCATAAACGTAGAAGGTGCTACCACACTACAAAGTACTCTTGCTGCAGGTAACACAACTATTACAGGTGATTTAACTGTTAGTGGCGATGCTACTATCTCTGGTAACCTTACATTCGGAGATGCTATTACAGATACTATTACTCTTACTGCTGATGTGTCTTCTAATATCTTACCTTCTGCAGATGACACATATGACTTAGGTGCTACAGGCAGTGAGTGGAGAGATTTGTACATTGATGGTACAGCTAACATTGATACTGCAGCTATTGGTGCACTGTCTGTATCAAATGATGGTACTATTACAGGTAATTTAACGGTAAATGGTAATACCACACTTGGTAATGCAGCTACAGATACTGTAACAGTTACTGCTGACATTGCTTCTAGTCTTATTCCTTCTGCAGACGATACTTATGATTTAGGTGCTAGTGATTCAGAATGGCGAAATGCGTACATTGATGGCACTGCTTATATTGACACTGCCAATATAGGAACTTTAAGTGTGTCAGGCAATGGTACGGTTACAGGTGATCTTACTGTAAGTGGTACTATTAATGCTACAGTTACTGGTTCGTCTTCTACTGCAAATGCTCTTACAACAGCACGTACTATTACGTTAGATGGAGATGTAACGGGTTCAGTTAGCTTTGATGGATCATCTGACGTAACTCTTACTGCTACAGTTGCAGACGATAGTCACAGTCATATTATTGGAGATGTAGATGGACTGCAGACTGCACTAAATGCTAAAGCACCTTTAGCTGATCCTACATTTACGGGTACGTTAGCAGCACCTACAATAAATGCATCAACAGCTTTACAGATAGGTGGTACGGCTATTACTGCTACTGCAACTGAGATTAACTATGTAGATGGTGTAACGTCTGCAATTCAAACTCAGATAGACGCAAAAATGACTCCTACATATACAGGTGATGTTGACATTACTGGTGAACTTGTGGTAGACTCATACAATGAAACCTATGCAGCTATTACTTCATCTAGTGGTACAGCTACTATAGACTGTGAAACAGGTAACGTATTTGCACTAACACTAAGTGAAAATGTTACTACATTTACTTGGAGTAATCCACCTGCAAGTGGTACTGCATATGGTTTTTCATTAAAGGTTATACAAGGTTCAAGTGATTATACTATTTCATGGCCTACTTCAGTAGATTGGCCTGAATCAACAGCACCTATACTTACATCTGGATCAGGTGCAGTAGATCAGTTTGTATTCTATACACATGATGGTGGTACTACTTGGTATGGCTTTAGAGCAGGAAAAGCTTTAGGATAATATAAATGAGCAACATTAAAAAATTAATGATGACTGCAGCATCGGGTGCAAGTGGATTAAATATTGAAGAAGTATTTAGTGCTCATGTTTACAAAGGTGCAGGTAGTGCACAAAACGTAGTTAATAATATTGATCTTTCTAATGAAGGCGGTTTAGTTTGGATTAAAAATAGAGGTGGTGGTTACAATCACGAACTTTATGACACAGAACGAGGTGCAACAAAAGATTTAGGAAGTAACCAAACAGATGCCGAAGGCACTAATAGTACAGGTTTAACTGCTTTTAATTCAAATGGATTTACTGTTAGTACATCCTATCCGACAGGTCGTAATGGACAAGAATATATTTCTTGGACATTCCGTAAAGAAAAAAAGTTTTTTGATGTAGTAACATATACAGGGAATGGGTCATCGGGCAGAACAGTAGCACACAATCTGGGTGCTGTTCCAGGTTGTATTATGATTAAAAGAACTGATACTAGTAGTAATTGGGTTGTTTATCACAGAGCTACTGCTCATGGCTCAACGGAGGCAGAAGATTATGCTCTATTTTTAAATACTCAAGATGATGTTGCGGATGATACGTACTGGAATGATACAGCACCTACCGATAGTGTGTTTACACTTGGAAATAATACACCAGTTAACGCAAATGGCAGCACATATGTAGCATATTTATTTGCTCACAATGATGGTGACGGTAGCTTTGGTCCTACAGGTGATCAAGATATTATCAAGTGTGGTTCTTATCAGGGTAATGGTTTAGATGATGGACCTGAAATTGATCTTGGATTTGAGCCTCAGTTTGTTCTTATTAAAGCTTCACAGAGAAATGCTAACTGGTATATGTATGATAACATGAGAGGATTTACAGCACAGGGTGTTAATAGTACAGATTTATATGCTAATCTAAGTTTGGCTGAATATAATGGTGCGGCCTATGTTGCGCTTACCTCAACAGGATTTAAAATTACAGATAATTCTTCTCAAGTAAACAGTGGTAGTACTAACTTTAATAAATACGTCTATATAGCTATACGCCGTGGCCCAATGGCGGTGCCAACAAATGCTAATACTGTATTTTGGACGAGTAGTCTAGATGGTACGGCACCAACATATAACTCTAATAACTTTCCTGTAGATATGGCATTTCACAGACATATTGGTTCAGGTACAGCTTTTCATCTTGTAGATCGTTTACGACAGAAAGTTAATTCAAATGAAAACTACTTAGAAACAAGTAGTGGTAACTTTGAAAAAGACGATGCAACTGCTTACTTACTAGGAAGCATGGATTACATGAATGGTTGGGCTGATGATGGAACTAATACATCCTATCAATCTTGGATGTGGCGTAGAGCACCTAGTTTCTTTGACGTTGTTGCGTATAACGGAAACTCAACGGCAGGACGTACTGTAAATCATAACCTTGGTGTTACACCTGAAATGATGTGGGTTAAAAGTAGAGACAGTTCTTCATATAATTGGGTGGTATACCATAAAGACATGATACCAAGTGGCACTGCTAATGAGTTTTATATGCACCTTAATACTAATGATATACGAAATGATGGTAGTAATCCTTGGAACGATACTGATCCTACTGACACACAATTTACATTAGGTAATTGGGTTTTAGTAAATGGAACTGGCGATAAATATATAGCATATTTATTTGCTACAATTCCAGGTGTATCTAAAGTAGGTGGATATATAGGAAATGGAGATGAATTGACCATAGATTGTGGATTTACTAACGGTGCTAAATTTGTTTTAATTAAAAATACAGAACAAACTAGCATTGGAAGTTGGTATATATTTGACACAAAAAGAGGCATAGTATCTGGCAATGATGGTTTTCTTGAGCTTAATACCGTAAATGCCGAAAATACGGCTAATGATTGGATTGATCCACATAGTTCTGGTTTTACAGTGGGAACTAACAATGCTAGTCTTAATGTTAATAATAAAGCCTTTATTTTTTATGCAATTGCAGCATGATAACCCAAGGTCAAAAAGGAGAATCAACTAATGACTGAATATCGTGATCGCACAACTGGTGAAATTAAATCACAAGGACAGTTGCGAAAAGAAAACTCTAATATGTCCATGCCAAAAGTATGGAATAACAATGTATATGATGCACTTAATGTAGACCCTGTGCTATCTGCACCACAACCTACAGAAGGTATTGGTGCATACCAAACGGTACGCCGTAATGGTGTAGTACAAGATGCTAATAACAATTGGGTTGAAGCATGGCAGATTGTTGACATGTTTAGTGACGATGCAGAGCTAGGTACTAAAGCTGAACAAGAAGCTGCTTATCAAACTAAACTAGACAACAGTGCAGCAGAACGTAATCGTAATACACGTGATCGTTTAATTACTGAAACAGATTGGTGGGCATCATCTGATCTAACTATGACATCAGAACAAACAGCTTACCGTCAAGCTCTACGTGACATCACTACACATGCCAATTGGCCTCATTTAAATGACGACGATTGGCCCACTAAACCATAAGGATATTACACATGTATAACAATCAGTTTAAAAATCCTACGTTTGGTGGTTTTAAGCCAGATGCCATGCAACGTATAGCCAGTTCACTGGGTTATACAGGAGACATGTCTGGTTTTCAGAGTTATCTAAACAATAATCCTGATAAACAAAATCAAATGAATCAGTATAATCGGGCTGCAATAAATATGGCACGTGGTGGTGCAGTACGTAAATATCAGGAAGGTGGTATGGGAGTACCTGAAAAACCTATTATTGCTCCTGCACCTGAACAACCTCAACCTACAGAAACGACACCTACACCTGTAGATGGATCGGGTATCAGTAAAATAGCTACTCCTGATGTAAGTACTGACACAAACGTAACTACACCACAGATTACAAAACCACCTGAGTCTACTCAGCCAACTAAACCTAGTACAGGTACGCCTGTGATTGACACACCAGGATATGGTCAACCTGCATTGCCTGTAGAACCACCTGTTGAGCAGCCTCAACCTACTCCTCAACCTGAAACACCAAAAACTACACAGGGTACACAGTTACTACAAACACCTCAAGGTTCGTTTACATATTCAGGTAGACCTGTACAACAGGCAGATGGCACAACCCGTATGATCTTTACGCTTAAAGATAGTACAGGGCGTACTGTTGCAGAAAACTTAACAAGTAATGACCTTTACCAGTGGACACAGGATAATCAAGCTACTTCCTATGATCCATCACAAGGTATGCCTGAACCATTAAGTGAAGAATTTATAACTGGATTTACTACTGATCAACCTAATTGGGCTAAAACTGGCCTAACTGAAATGTTTAAAAGTGGTAAGTTACCTGAAGACCCTACAGATTTTACCTCAGAAAGTATAGGTAATAGACGATACAAAATTACGTATAAAGATGGTACAACTTTAGAGGTTGGACCTATTAACAATTTTGACACTGAACCTGATTTTATTCGTACTGAAATTGCTAACAAAATTAACGAATTTAAAAACAGCCCAGAGTACACACAAAATAAAGCACAGCAAGATGCATACCGTAAATACATCACAGAACAAACTACTGGTGGTGTAACTGGTGACATTGAAAATATTGAACAAGAATATACCAATGCACAGGCTAACTACACACAACAAAACTTAGAACTACAACGTTTACAGGAACAAGCTACGGCTAATCCAGATGATCCTTATCTGAAGGAACTTGTAGAAGCTAAAGGCAAAGAAGTATCAGACACGTATGCTCGTATACAACAACTTCAGCCACTATATCAAGAAACACAAACTACAATTAAAGATGTAATGACTGAACGTGCAACTGATCCTACGTTGCCTGAAGGTACTGAAGTCGATCCTACAATGATTGAAACTGCAGACGATCAGTTTATTGGTGAAGGCAGTGGTCAAGTAACAGGTGAGTTTGGTGTAGACAAAGTAGCACAGGCAGATAGTTATTTAGCAAACAATGTAGATCAACCAGACACTGCAAAGTATGAAGCTGATCTTAGTGAAGAAAAAGTAATTGCCCAAACAGAAGCAATGCAAGCTGCACAGATGGACCCTAATGATCCTCGTGCACAAGTTACCGCAGCACAAACAACAAAAAGTATGGTTGGTGATCTTAATGCTGCGCAAGGTACAGCACACCAGTTTAACAACGAAGTACAACGTCAGTTAAATGCAGGTGAAATTGTATCAGGTGCTTCTGCAGATGCAACTAAAGCAGCTAAGTTTACTGAACAAGTACAAGCTGCTGAAGCACAGCCTTCAGAAAAAGCTACAGTACAAGGTCAGCTTGTAGGCTTGATGGAACAGTTTGAAGGTACTACACCCCCACCGTGGGCTGCAGGTGCTGTACGTTTAGCTAACCAACAGATGGCTGCTCGTGGTCTTAGTGCTTCGTCAATGGCAGGACAAGCTATTGTGCAAGCTGCTATGGAGGCTGCGTTACCTATTGCACAAGCTGATGCAGCTACACAGGCACAGTTTGAAGCACAGAACTTGTCAAATCGTCAGGCACGTGCTATGCTTGCAGCAGAACAACGTGCTAAATTTTTGGGACAAGAGTTTGACCAAGACTTCCAAGCTCGTGTATTGAGAGCAAGTAAGATTAGTGATATTGCTAATATGAACTTTACTGCTGATCAGCAGGTTCAGTTAGAGAATGCTCGTTTTGCACAGACAATGAACATTGAAAACTTAAATGCTCGTCAGGGTATGGTTCTTGCTCAAGCTTCTGCACTAGCAAGTTTAGACTTAGCTAACTTAAACAATAGACAACAAGCTGCTGTACAAAATGCTCAAAACTTTTTGCAGATAAGTATGGCTAACCTGTCTAATGAGCAACAAACTGAAGTGTTTAAAACACAACAGAATATTAACTCTATGTTGACAGACCAAGCTGCTACCAATGCTTCGGCGCAGTTTAATGCACAGTCAGAAAATCAAGCAAATCAATTTTATGATAACATCACTGCAACTATAAATCAGTTTAATGCAGAAGTATTAAATGCTCAAGAACGGTTTAATGCAGGTCAAGAAAATGCTATGGCTCAGTTTAATGCGGAAATGAAAAACCAACGTGAACAGTTCAATGCACAGAACCAGTTGGTAGTTGATCAGTCAAATGCAACATGGCGTAGAGAAATTGCAACTGCAGACACTGCTGCTATTAACCGTGCAAACGAATTAAATGCTATCAACACACTGGACATCTCTAATACTGCTTACAATAACTTGTGGCAGATGTATAGTGACCAAATGAAATTTGCATTTGATGCATCAGAAAATGAAGCACAAAGAATTAACAGCATTGCATTGCAACAACTTGCAAATGATGCAAGCTTTGATTTGCAAAGTATGAAAAACGATTACAATTCATCTGCAGCATTTGGTGGTGCAATTGTAAAGTTGCTAACGTCAGACTTAACCGATACATTTTTAGGAGGTTTATTTTAATGTCAGTATATAATGCTTCTTCACTTGCTTATACTAAAGCACTTAAAGATTTGATTAATCGTGAAAAGAAACCTACACAAAAAACAGGTGGACTGTTGCAACGTAACATGCCTAAAAAAGTAGTTGAAGAAAAGAAAAACCCAGAACCATATGACTCTGTGTTAGATGCACTAGATCAGGTTCGTAAACAACGAAAGGCATTGTTAAATGGCTAATCAAGAAGGAATGTTTATGGCACCTATTCCAGGCCAAGGATTAACTGCCGAACTTGGTGCCTCACCTTGGCAGCATCCACCACAGTATACAACTGTAGATGAAGCTTTAGAGTTTTATGCACCAAAAGTACTTAACCCAAATACTAAAGATGATTTGCTAAATGTAATGGAAATGGGAATTCCCCTTACAACTATTGCACAAGCATTACAAATTGGTGGTGTTATGCAAGGTAAACACACAATTGATGTAGGTGTTTTAATCACGCCTGTTATTATTGAAATGCTTGCTTATGTAGGTGACGAAGCAGGGGTAGAGTACAATACTGGTCTTGCAGGTGGCAAAGATAAAGATGCAATTAGTGAGAGTGAAATAGGACTAGCACTACAAAAAATTCCAGAAGTAATGGAAAGTACTGAGGAAGAAATGGTTGAAGAAGAACCAATGGAAGAGCCTATGGAAATGGAACCAGAAGAGGCTGAACCAATGGGTCTTATGGCACGGAGGAAGTAATGGGATTTAATTTTGGTGGGTTCTTAGCAGGTGCATCTCAGCAAATTGTTAAGTCAATTGAAGAGAAAGAAGAAGAAATACGTGAAGAAGAACGTTTAAAAGCTGAACGTGAATTTCAACGTGAAATGATGGAACGCCGTGCCTCTTTATCTGCAGGTGCATCAGAAGCTAGTGATAGACGTAGGCGTAATCAAGAGATTGAAGACCTTACTAGTCGTGCTGCATTTCTTTATGGTAAAGATAATGCTGCTTCTATGGCTACAGAAGGATTTGGGTATTTAACGGAAGCTGTTGAATTGGGTAATCAATTAAATGCAGCAGGATTTAGTGCAAGAGAATTTTATACTGCAGGTGGTAACACGTTAGATACAGCTAAAAGAGTACAAACAACTATTAAAACTACAGATGCAACAACTGCAGCTATTCCAACTGCTGATGCACCTAGTGCACCTGCACCTGTAGCAGGGTTTGACTTTGAAGGTATTCGTGAAGCATTTAAATCATCAAATAGAGTTGCAAATAGTAATGCTCAATTACTTTCGTTTAATACACAAGACCTTGTAGATGCTACACTAAAAGGTGATACAGATGCAGTAGATAAATATCTTACAGCTCAAACTGTAATTTTAAATACTATTGCAGCTACAGAAGACCCAGAAGCAATACAACAAATTTCAGAAAATCCAGAAACTTTATTTAAGAATTTCAGAGCACAATCAATAGGAGATTATGGTAAACAATCAGGAGATGAAGGTCAGTTACTAGAAGAAGTATTAGGCGTTGAATATTTTGGTAATCTTATGGACTATCAAGCAGCAAATAAAATGTTAGTTTGGGGCAAAAATTTTGAACCAGAACAGGTGGCTAATTTAAGTAACGCAGCTAACGCAACTTTAACATATGCTGAAAACAATCTAATTGACTATGCTAGAAATACTGCTGAAACATTTATAAGTAATAAAACCCCAGAATTTAGAAATCAAAAAGCAGGTAAAGCAGGAACAGTTTTAGGTATGGAAAATCTGCGTTATGGATATTTAAAAGATGGAACACTACCACCTTTGGAAAAAACAGGAAAAGCAATAAACGATTTAGTTAAACAAGACAGGCCAAAATTAGGTACTGTAGTATTTTTACAAGATAAAAATGGTAATTTTAGAGTTGCTGTTTACACAGGTGTACCTAATGCTAAAATAGGTGGGCAACCTTATTTAGTAGCAGATTATTAAAGGTTAGAAATGGAACAAGAAGAAGAAATTTATAACTTTGCTACTTCTGATAATGATTCTGTTGATAGTTTAACTACAGTAAATCAACAAAACCAAAAAGAAGAAGAAGAGGAAGAATATGTTTTTTCAGTTGGGGAAACTGTGCAAGAAAGTAGTGTTCCAACAACCCCTCCAGAAGAAACTATACTTAAAGCTAATCCTAAAGACCCAGAAGAGGCTACTATTTCTAGTATAGAAAGTATGTATGATGGAAGACATGAAGAAGTTAACGCTTTAAAAGAAAAACTTTGGAAAGAGTTCCTTCAAAAAGAACCTGATGCAGATATACAAAATGCATGGCAAACTGCTAACAAAGTTGTTGATGATGCAATAAAAGAAACTAGTGTAGGTGCAGTACTTGGGTATCGTTATCGTGATTATGCACAAGAAATATTTACTGCTATACCAGAAGGTGCAGCAAAAGCTGTAGGTGAAACTGCTCAGTTCTTTGAAGAGACAGGCGAAGCAATTGAAGATTACTTCAACATAGGCCGTGTAGTATTTAAAGATAACCCAGATAGCTACCTGCCTGTAATAGAATACTGGAACCGTGAACGTGTACGTAAAGCAGGTTTAAAAGATAGCATTATTGGTGCAACTGAGTATGTGTCAGAGACTGTTGAGGAAGCTATACCAGACTCCGAAACTGTAGTTGGTGGGTTTGTAGAGGGAATGGCACAGTTTGCCACTAGCTTTGCCCTCACACGTAGAGCTACGGGTATTGGTGGAGTTAAGGGTGGTTTTGTAAACGGTGCTATTGCAGATGCTACGGCTTTTGATCCATATGAAACAAACATTTCAAGTATGTATAAAGAATTTCCTTGGATGAAAAACATTGTTACTGAATCTTTAGCAATGGATGAAGACGATACTGCTTTTAAAAACCGTTTACGTAATGCAGGTGAAGGTTTTATTATAGGTGGCGCACTTGAAGGTGCTGCCAAAGCATATAGATATATTCGTGGACATAATAAAGCTAAAGCAGAACTAGCACTTGAAGGTGAAGTTAAAGAAGAAACACTTCAAGAAATGGACAATGCAGTGTCTGACCTTGAAAGTTGGGAAGAGTCACTACGTAAAGAAGCAGAAGAGTTCAAAGCAGGTAAAAGTAAATCTTCTCAAGTAGAGTCCAGTAAACCTGATGAAGAGCTAGTAAAGAAAGAACGTGTTGCTTGGCGTAAAAAGTATGACATCAATCGTGCTAAAGCAAACACAGAAATTGAAGCACAAGAACAAAAAGAACGTGCATCTGCTAGAGCACGTACAAGCCAAGAAGTATCTGCCCAGTTAATCCTAGAGTTTGAAGAAGGATTAAAAGAAAGTGGTATGCAGACCACTAAAATATCTCGTATGGTAGATGGTAAGCTAGAGATTGATCCAGAGCTTGCACGTAAAGCTTCAAAAGAAAAACTAGAACAAGTATCAAGTGCAAAGAAACGTACCGTACAAGACGTTGTACTTGGCAGAGGTGAAGACTCTATTGATATTTCTGATGCAGTTAATCTGTCTATGTCAGAAGGAGAAATGTTTTCTGCCGTACTAAAGCCTGAAAAGTTTGATGCCATTGTAGCTGTAGCTGCAGACTTGCGTGATAAAGAGCAAGCTCTTGGTATGGGTATATGGGATGACAACAACAAAGTTATTGACAACCTGTTTAATCTTACAGTTGATAAAGAACTAATTGGTGGACAAGAACTACTAGATACACTGGCTAAGTACGGCCTTAGTTTTGAAGACTATGTAATGACAGTTGTTGGCTCTGCGTCTGAAGCAGGTAGAGCATTGAACCAACTATCACAAATTAAACGTGCTCGTCCTTTAACCCAAAGAGAAGCAGTTAAACAAAAGAAACTACTGGAAAGCCAAGACAGAATACGTGACACAATGATGCGTATTGAAAACATTCGTCGTGGTATGATGGTTTCTCAGCTTGCTACTGCACAACGAAACCTGTTGTCAGGTGTTATACGTGCTCCAATGGAAGGTATTGGTAAGTTAATAGACAATGCTCTTGTTGGTTTTGAAAATGGTGGCTTTGCAGGTTTAGGTAAATCAATGGTATCTCGTGAAAGTTGGAAAGGTTCTTTCCGTCACATGGGATTAATGTTTGCAAACCCAAAAGCAGCAAAAGAATACACCCAACTTATAATGAATCAACCTGAACTGATAGATAACCTTGATCGTTTCTATAATCAAATGGCAGACCTACAAAAGAAAATGGGTAGAGGTAATGCCAAGTCAACAGCAGGTAAAGTGGTAGACTTTGCTATCTCACGTGGTGAAGATGTATCAGCAATATTAAACACACCAAACAGATGGCAAGAATTTATGCTGCGTAATGGTATGTTCCTTGCAGATGTAGAACGTCTAGTTAAACGTGATTGGGATATTGATCTTATTGAGGCTATCAACGAAGGTAAAATACGTGACATTATGACAGATGCTTCTAGTGTCAGACCAGAAGGTTCACGTTCCTTTATTGATATAGCAGATGAAGCTATGTACAATGCCCTTGATTTAACCTATGCAAACGAACCAGACTTTAAATTGTTTAGGCAGTTAAACACATTTATTGTTCGTAATGGTTTGACTACGGTACTCCCATTCCCACGGTTTATGTTTAAGAGTATGGAATTACTAGCACAATATGGTGCAGGTAGTCTTATACCCGTTACACGTTTTGTTAACAAAGCATTTAAATCTGAAGATAATATTCGTCAACTTATTGCTGAATCAAATGGCATAAAAGCTGAACAAGTCACAGACGAAATGATTAAACGTGAACGCCGTGCGTTTACACGTAAAGAACGTGACATGATTGGTAAGAACCTACAGGGTGCTATGCTTATAGGTGCAGGTATCTACTATCGTTCACGTGAAGATGCACCTGCAGACTACACTAAAATGAACGCAGATGATGGGTTTGTACTAGATTCAACTCCACTATTCCCATTACGTCCTATTCTACTAATTGGTGAATTAACTAATCAAGCAATGAAAGGTGAAAACAATTTCCTTAATTGGATTGAACGTAACCCTAATGAACTAGTAGAAGTTTTAACAGGTACTAACTTTAGAACTGGTCCTTCTGGATACATTCTAAATGACATTGTGTCTAATGTATTTGCAGGTAACCCTATTAACGAAACTACAGTCAAGGATGCAGGTGCTGCATTAGGTAATTACTTCTCTACATTCCTTGTTCCTTATGGTCAGCTAGTAGATGCTGCACGTGTTACAGGGTTTATGAGCAATGAATACCTAGACAATGCGGAAGAACCTACACTAAATAAAAAAGCTAC